ATGGGCTTTGAACGGCAGGCGATAGGTGTAGGTTTAATCGGGCTTTGGCTGGCTTTAATTCGGGCGGCAGAATGGGGGCTGGGAGACGTCAAATGGGACGCTCTCAGCCCCTTCTTCGTGGGCGGTGGGGTGATAGGTCGGGGAAGTGGCAGAAGTGGCGTAGACAAAGGAATTGGCGCACCTCGGGGGTGACTCTGGCGTGTGCTGGCGATGTGGTAGACTGGGGCATCCTTTAGCCTCCCCAGCCCAGACGGCTGTGTGTCCTCGTGGCGGTGATTAAGAGCCGTTCAATAGCCCTTCAATCACCCCGTAAATATCCCCTCTGAAGCCTCTAAGCAGCCCCTCCTAAAATACCCCTAGAATACCCCTTAAATCGCATTGGAGTCGGTATTGGAATACACAAAGGAGTACAGTGTCTTTCTAGTAATGGAGTACATAAGTTCCCTGCTTTATACTCGTATTGAGTAGAGGGAAGTCGTCTTTTATGTCTCCATTCTGGGGTGTATTTGCTGAACTAGATAGGGGATAAATACACGTGTGTACTTAATGAGATCCTGATATAAGGCTATCTCTTAGTTGATTAGCTCCTGAGGCTCTATAGGGAGGTAGTGGGCCTTGCAGTGGGGACACTGATACTGGCATCCACATCGCCAGCAGTTTTTACGCTCAAATCATCTGGGCTATTATCAGGTCTTCCTCCTTCTTCTTTTAGCTGTGCAATTGTAGCCCGCGCCTCCTTTAGCTGATACTTCAATGCCCCAACCTCTTCGGCCATTAGCTGCATCTTATCTATGATGGCTTGCGTTGTGGCATCCTGCTTAGGAGCTTCGGCAGGGGAGGTCTGAGATACTCTAATACCAGTGATGATATACGTCAAATCCACATCGGGGTACTCGTTTTTCATACGAGCGAGCGCTTCCACTGAAACTTTTTTCCGCTCAGCCTTCAAGTCGCTCAGAAAGGACTTGCTGACACCTATTGAGTCTGCGAAGTTCTTGTAATCACGCACTTTACCTACTATCTTTAGCTCTTCGACTACCTCGATGAAACGGGCGTTTGCACTCATATTTGGAGGGTGGTACTGATATAGAGTACCCTCTAGTATTTGCAGTTCTTATTTTTCGTACTACCTTTGCAGTGTCAGGTAAGGGCAAACCGTTGCAGGTATGATATTACCAGACTAAGACAAAGATAGTGCATAACGTAAATACAAGGATACGAATATGGTACAGCGATACATCGATGAGGGGGAGCTGCTCGACGCCCTCCGAGATGAAATAGCGAAGAGGGGTATCTTCCCCGTTTACCTTCGCTTCGGGGATACCGACCTAGAGAGCCGAGTCACTGCGGTAGGCGCAGGGGAGTTCTGCCAGATGCTGCGGGATGATATGAGCTTCATCGGGCGCAAGGAGTACACGGACATCCTCCCCCATCTGCGAGAGAGCGAAGACTATCATCCTGGCATCTCAGTTTGGGAGTGGCGAGTGGTAGAACCTCGCTATGATGGACCGGACGAGGTGTGCGTCTATCAGATGCAAATCGACTTTAACCACTGATTAACGACCAATGAAACGAGAGATACGAATAAGTAACGCTATGAAGCGAGCGCTGATGGCCGAGTTCGGCACTACCCAGAAGACTGTGTGGCTGGCACTCCACAATATGGATGTCTCCTCCGAACTGCTGGAGAATATCCGCAAGGCTGCCTTAGAGCGTGGTGGGCAGGTGTATATCGTAGCCCCTGAAGAGGAAGTGCTGGTAGACACGGGCGATAAGCTGGTGCAGCGCCTCGGAAAGGATGTCCGCTTAGAGTGTGATAAGGCTACGGGTAACGCCTATATATATAAAGGTAGCGAGCTACTCAGCACCCACCACGCTGTAGTCTCCCCATTGGCATCTATTCAGGAGTTCGGCAAGACACTTTAGGAACTATGGAACGAGTGAACGGAATACTTTGTGCTACTCGCTATGAGCTTATAGATGCAGGGCTGATTTCAGCACGCTATCTAAAAGACCTTGTAGATCGGAAGACGCTCCAGATCGTCGTCCGAGGATGCCGTGGTCGGCAAGCGCAGTACGCTGTGGACTCGCTTCCCGAGAAGTACCGAGCCGAGGTCTATAAACGCTTTGACGTGCCGCCTATGGAGAGGAAGAAGACTCTGCTAGAGCAATGCATCCGCCCTTACCCCGAGGCCTACGCCTTCTTCCACGCCTGGCGGTTTGAGGATGGACGGGCGCTCCCCGAAGAGCGAGCCGAACAGTACATCAACGAGGCGACCCTGCTAGAGGCGATAAGCCGTGCGCGGATGGAGCATTGCAGCGTCCGCGCCAAGGGGGGCAAGAGTCCCGTGGGTATGGCGGAGTTCGTTCGCTGGATGGTCAGCGACCTCAGCCAGATGCCTGCCGACCTTTACCCAAACCGGCTACCACTCTCCTCTCGCCTCCTAGATAAGTATAAGACGTATAAGCGTGAGGGGATGGAGAGCCTCATCCACAAGGGCTACCGCAACCAGAACGCCCGTAAGGCTGGGGAGCTGGAGCAAGACGCCTACCTGCGTATGCTGCTGATGAACCAGAATAGTCTCCAGTACCGCCATATCGCTCGGCTCTACAATGATGTGGCCGAGGTTAGGGGCTGGGAAACGGTGACGGCCGAGGCGGTGCGCAAGTTCGCCTCGAAGCACCGTACGGCGATCGAGGCAGGGCGCAAGGGTGCTACCGAGTTCCGCCTGAAGGAGGTCACCGCCATCAAACGCACCAAGCCCACCCGTGCGCTGAGCTACTGGGTGCACGACGGCTGGACGGTGGAGCTGTACTACCAGCAGACCTCAACCGACAAGAAGGGCAATACCAAGACCGTCTACGACTGCCGTCTGACGGTGGTGGTGATCCTCGATGCCTCCTGCTCCTATCCCATCGGCTACGCCATCGGGGAGAAGGAAAGCCCCGCCCTCATCGCTCAGGCGCTGAGAAATGCGCTGCACCACACCCGAGAGCTCTTCGGGGCGATCTACCACCCTCGGGAGATGCAGTATGACCACTACCAGTCGAAGAAGCTAGAGCCACTCTATGCTGCGATGAGTGAGAAGCTCAGTCCGGCACGTGTGAAGAACGCCAGGGCAAAGCTCATCGAGCCTTACTTCAGCTACCTCAATCGGGAGTACTGTAAGCTAGAGGCGAATTGGTCAGGCTACGGGGTGACATCGAGGAAGGGTGGTAAGGGTATCAATACCGACGTCACGGGGCAACGCAAGGGGGAGACCCCGACACGTCCCGAGGTCGAAGGGCAGATCCACACCATCATCGCTCGGGAGCGTGCCAAGAAGCACGATGAACTGCTGGAGAAGTTCGATGGCGACCTGACGGGCATTGAACTCAGCCGTGAAGTCTACCTTGAGCATTGGGGCGAGACCTCAGGGCGCTACATCGGGCAGAGCATCTACGGTCTCAGCCCCACGATCTACGGGGAAGTCTGCTACTATGAGTGCTTCGATAGGCTCTTCCTGGACAATAAGCACCAGCGCTGGCAAGTCTACTACGACCCTTGCGACCTCTCCAGCGTATTAGCCGTGAGCGAAGACCGCTTGGTGAAGCTCCTGCTAGAGCGTAAGCACCTCCAGCCGATGGCCAGCGAAGACCAGACGGAAGCCGATAGGGAGCATCTGGAGAAGGTACGCGCCTTCCAGCGCTCCATTGAGGACGACCTAGACAGGGAGTATCAGGAGCTTCTTCCCATCGCCCTAGAGGTCGCTGAAGCCAGCCCCACGGCTAAGCGCCTTCTCTCCGCCTCTCGCTCCCCCTTCCGTGGGGGCAAGCAAGTCAAGGAGACGCCTCAGCGTACTATCGACGATGACGAGCCGATCGAGGAAGTGCCCTACCAGCAAGAGGTCTACAGTATGTTGCCCGACAGCCAAGGACAGGTCAAGAATAACCGCTACGAGAAGAAGCTACAGCACGAGCTTAGCCACGAGGAAGACGCTCCGAAGCCCAAAAGAAGGAGTATACTAGAGAGAGTATAAAGCAATACCACTATGGATACGAAAGAAAAGGAACTTATCGCCTCACGCCTTCGGGACTACTGCACGAAGCAGGGCGGGCAGAACAAGGCCGCCAATACCCTCACAGGCGTCAGTGCTGCCACCATCAGCAAGATCTTAAACAGCGCTTGGGAGACTATCGCCGACGGCATGTGGCAAAGCATCAGCAAGCAGATCAGCGGACGCTCCGAGGGCTGGAGCATCGTCCCCACCACGGTCTACGACGAACTGACCGAACTCCTCCACTGCGCCCAAGTCGACAGCCAAGTGATGGGCATCGTCGGGAGCGCTGGCTGTGGCAAGAGTGCCAGCATCCGCCATTATGCCGATGCGCACGAAGAGGTCATCACCGTCACCTGCTCCGAATATCAGAACCGCACCTCGTGGCTCTCTGCTGTGATGGAGACGATGGGCTTAGACCCCCGAGGCATGAGCGTCTCGGAGAAGATTACCACCATTGTCCGCAAGCTTCGCCAGATGGATACGCCCTTGCTTATCCTCGATGAGGCGGATAAGATGAGCGACCAAGTCCTCTACTTTATGATCACCCTCTACAACGAGCTGGAGGGACACTGCGGTCTGGTCCTCTGCGCCACTGCCTACCTCGAAAAGCGCCTACTCAAAGGGCTACGCTCGGGGCGCAAGGGCTACGAGGAGGTCTACAGCCGCATCGGCCGTCAGTGCATCCACCTCAGCGCCATCAGCCCCGAGGACATCTCCCTGGTCTGCACCGCCAACGGTATCTCGGGGGAGCGGAAGGTGCGCAAGATAGCCACCGAAGCCGAGTGCGACCTGAGGCGAGTACGCCGTGCCGTCTGGCGGGAGCATCAGCTGGAGTGTCAATCTATCGGGGAGGACTAATCGATGGCAAGAGCATATTCCAGCGCCAACGTCCGGGCTAAGAAGTTCAAGCTCGTAGACTTCGAGGACAAGTGGCTCGCCAGCTTCGGCCGCCCCGCCCTGCAAGGCACGTGGCTTATCTACGGCAAGAGTGGCAGCGGTAAGACCAGCTTCACCCTAGCCCTCGCCAAGTACCTGACTAAGTACGCCCGAGTCCTCTACAATAGCCTAGAGCAGGGGCTTTCTCCTACACTTCAGTCCGCTTGGCTCAGGGAGGGCTTAGACCTCGTCCCCCGACGCATCCGCCTACTCGACCGCGAGGGCTACGAGGAGCTGGTGGAGCGCCTGAAGAAGCGCCAAAGCCCCGAGGTCGTCATCATCGACTCGATCAACTACTTCAAGGGGCTACGCCTCTCTGACTACGACAAGCTCAGAACAAAGTTCCGCAAGAAGCTCTTTATCATCATTGCCCACGAGAAGGGGGGTGAGCCCAAGGGAGCGCTAGCCCAGGACATCAAGTACGATGCGGACGTGAAGATCCGGGTCGAAGGCTACCGTGCTCGCTTCACCTCACGCTACGCCACCGGCGACGAAGGCGGGCAGGACTTCATCATCTGGGACGAAGGCGCGGGGCGCTACTGGGGTACGGACAGCACCGACCCCGACGAAGCCGATGTAGCCCGCAAGCGTCTACAAGCCGATGTCCGAACTAAGTACAAGACCACCTCACAAAACGGAGACGACAATGAAAGCCAAAGGCACTAGGGCGATGGACGACCTTCACGCCACCGCCATCCGCAAGTACCACACCCTCGCTGGGCAACTCTGCCTCAGCCCCGAGGATCGGGAGGCGCTCCTTGCCCCTTACGGCTGCACCTCCAGTAAGGATATGGAGACGCACGACCTCCTCGATGTCTGCGCTGCCCTTGCCCGGGAGCTGGATAAGCACACCGAAGGCGCCGACATCCAGCGCCTCCGCAAGCGAGCTATGGCAGCTATCGGGGCTTGGCTCAGAGAAACAGGCAAGGCAGAGAGCGCCAGCCTCATCAAGGGCATTGCCTGCCGTGCCACAGGCTACCGCTCCTTCAGCAAGATACCCAAGGAAAGGCTACGTAACCTCATCGGCCTCTTTAATGAGAAGAGGCGTGACAAGCAGGCGGTGGATGCCTTGACCGTCCCCCAAGACGAAGCCCCCACCGCCCCCTACTTCCCCCCCTCAACACTCGCCAACTAGTAACCACATAATAACTACAGAAATGAAACGAGAAACGATCTTCATGGGCTTTTTTAGCCTGCTCCTTGCCCTAGGCATGGACGCTCTCACGGATAGCCGTACTTGGGTGACCCTCTGGATCGCCGGTGTTGCCCTCTGGGGCGTGTGCACAACGATGACGCTCAGTGAGCACCTCGAGAACCAAGAGAAGGAGCGACTCTCTGACCTCCAGGAACCCCAAACACCTCAGGAAAATGGTTGACTACATAGACGTTGATGCCCTCTGGATGAAATTGGCCAAAGAGGTAAACTATCAGTTTTGCGAACTAGGATTTGTCTCCTGTAGTCATCATGCGGAAGACTGTATAATGCTCATACTAAAAGATGTCATCGGTGCTATAGAGGCAAAAGAGCTAAATAAGATCATATACATCCCCCAAGGTATAGAGGATATGGAGGCAGATGCCTTTGTGGATGCTTTTGAGACCTCTATCAAGGATACCTTCGAGGACGGACTTGCAAAGATAGGGATGAGGATGCTTGACCTCTTAGTCGTACATGGTAAGCATTGCCGAGATTATATTGGGGGATTTGTCCATCTCGATCATCCCAGAGATACCTCACGAGTGATGTATAGTATTATGCGTGATCTCACCTCTGATGCCCGGCTAAGCCTCAAAATCCGTCACGGTATGCAGACACTGATTGGATTGGCTAATTACCGAGGGATCGATCTCTATAAGCTCATCCAGCTCAAGCTGAGATATAACCAGATTAAACCACAAGAATGCTAACATGAGAAAATCAATCTTACTACTCATCGCCCTGGCTCTTATTGGAGCAACCTCTTGCCGTGGCCCCCAATCTTACACTGGTGTCATTGAGGGTAAAAAGTATATCCCTGATATGTATAATGACAGATATTATTTCTGGCTCAGGGACAGCACCGGACTCCACCGCATCCGAGTAGACCAAACAACCTATCATAGGCATCAGGTCGGGGAGAAAGCTACCATCCCTAATCCCTACTAATAGATAATGATACCAGCCGATCTCTACCGATACACCCCCGAGCAGCGCCAAGCGCTCGCCGATGACGCCTCTAGCGATCCCCGCCTGCTGCGCCAGCTCGCCCAGGACTCCCACCCGTGGGTTCGCCTGGCGGTAGCCTCCAACAAAAGCACGCCCGCTGACGTCCTCTGCCATCTCGCCTACCACGGCGATACGATGATGCGCCTACTCATCGCCCAGAACCCCAGCGCCCCCTCTAACTTGCTGGAGGAGCTAGCCCTGGTGGATGACTCCGATGTGCAGGAGGCGGTAATGCTCCACCCAAGCGCACCCGACCAGCTCCGTACGAGCCTCGCCCGTCGCCTCTCCCAGATCAAATTCGAAAGACTCTAACCCCCCTAAACAACGTATGACAATGGATACCGTAAAAGTTGAAATGACCACCGAAGAGTTTGCCCACTACCAGGAAGCCCTCGCCCTGAAGCAACGCCAAGAGCAGGCGCAGAAGGATAAGGAAGACCGTGAAGCCTACCGCCAGCTGAGCCAGGCGGCCGTCGACGAAGTCTTCCCCCGCCTGGTGGAGGCTAGCCAGCACCTTAAGGAACTCAAGGCCGAGGTTTACGCCGCCTTCCAGAGTGTCCTTGACACGAAGAAGGGCGTGGGTGGCTTCACCAAGGTAGACCAGCGTAGCCACTCCTTCCTTTCCACCGACGGCCACCACCGTATACGCCTCGGCTACTACCAACGTGACGGCTGGGACGACACGGTAGAGGAGGGCGTCCAGCTCGTCAAGGACTACCTCGCTTCCCTGGCGGGCGAAGACCCCAAGGCACAGGAGCTAGTCGAGATCGTCCTTGACCTCCTAAGCCGTGACGGCAAGGGCAACCTCCGTGCCGACAAGGTACTTCAGCTGGATAAGTATGCCGAGCGACAAGACAATGAGACCTTCAGCCGAGGCGTGGAGATCATCAAGGAGGCTTATCGCCCCGAGCGGACGAAGGACTTCTTGACGGCCGAGGTCAAGAATGCCCTAGGCAAGTGGGTAGCCGTCCCGCTGGGGATGACCGAAGCCTAAGGCACAAAAAAGCCCCGCCAGCTGGGAGCAACAGCTGGCGGGGACAATGGAACGAAGAAACGGAAAAAGAGTAACCGTTCATCGCTTACAAAGGTACAACAATTCAGCGACCCCTACAGCGATGCACCCTAATAGAGTAGAGATGGCACGGCGTATAAGCTACATCGTCAATCAGTATCACGAGCGAGGCAACCACCGGCGCTCCCTGCCGAAGGTATGGCGCAAGTACGTCTATCCAGTCTCCCCTATCTCCTTCCGTACGATGATGAATTACCTGCGCATCGTGCGGGAGGGTGAATCGCCGAATGAGCTACCCCCAGGGCTCTACCCACTCTTTGAGCAATGGGACAAGGAGCGCAACCCCTGGGATACCTGATGGGGCTTCTCTCCCTAGCTCTAGACAAGCCGACGGGCGAGTGACACAGCGGTGTCGCTCGCCCGTCGACTTTCGTATTGGTTATACTAGGCTTCAGGGTCGAATACCTCATGAAGTTTGGTGATGCGGTAGGCGATGATGCGCCCTTGCTCATAGAGTGCTATGGCATCGACGTAGTAGAGGTACTTGAAAGCGTTCTGGTCAGACTCCATAAATCGATCTTTGGTGACTTCATCGAAGAGTAGCTTGCGGGGTTTCTTGGGGTCGAAGGCTTCGATGACTCCGCGATCCTGCTTGCTATCTACTTCACGGTCGAGGCGCTCTAGACGGAGCAGTACCTTCTCCTTGTATTCCTCCGTCTTGACGACTTCCTCTGCCAGCTCCTTACTGATACGGGAGGCTTGGTTCTGAAGAGCGTTACCTTCTAGGGAGTCTAAGGTGAAGGTACACTCCTGGTAGATATTGCCATTCACTACGCCATTGACCTCTACGGATAGGTTCGATCCAGCGTTATTCACTAGTGGCTGCATAAAGGTAGATAGGTGTTTGAGGGTCTCTGTATTCCTCCCCTCGGCGGGTACAGGTTCGCTATGTACTAGAGCCTTGACCATCCGATGGAGGTAGGTACCGAACTCGACTAGCGTATTCACGTGTCCCGCAAGATGAACCACTCCAGGGAGGGCAGCGATAGGGAGGGCTTCGATCAGTTCAAAGACGATACTGCCCTCTTCTACCTTCTGGATGTTTAGCCGAGCTTTGGTGGATGTTGCCCCACGGTCTCGTAGGAAACGGCTATACTCATTCTGGAGCGCTTGTAGGCTTTGAGTGAACTCCAGTAGGTCTACGGGGGCATTATTCTCTAGATGGTATCGCAAGTATACTAATTCGGGAGCCTGATTCTGTGTCATAGCGTGATTGTTGAGTGTGAAGTGTTATCTGCAACAAAAGTAGATAATTTGAGTTACCCTTGCTTTATGCCAACTTGTAGTGCTGGCGCCTTCCTATACCGGTCGCGAACGGCCATTGAGCTCGGATAGCCTACGCCCGTGATGAAGGTCGCCCAGTGGTGCATCAGCTCGCCGTGCTGGTGGTCCAGGTCGGAGGAGATGAGCTGTAGCCCAGAGAAGCCATCACCCGCCAGCCCGATAGGCGCACTCTCCACCTGTTCGATGAGGTCGAGATAAGCGAGCGGGTCATCCTCCAAGCATCGGCGCTCGTCCGATAGCTCCAGCGACTCGTGAGGCTCCTCGGGGGCGTACTTGTGCACAAGGTGTAGGACGATCTCCATCGGGACACGTGGTGTGCCTTGCCCCGCTGAGGTGTAGGAGATGGGGGCGAACTCAACGAAGATGGCGGGTGTATCGAAGAGCATACCACTGGGTAGGTCCTCCATATTTTCGTTCCACAGCCCGATGTGCTTCAGGTCTGTGACCTTCTCTTGTAGGCGCTCCTTGAGTGCTTGGTAGATCTCTCGTCTCATATTCAATGTCTATTTAATCAGTGATTGATGGGGGCGCTCAGCTCGACGTAGTCGGGCATTCAGCTCCTCACGCCACAGGTCGACGTGCTTAGTGACGATGCGCTGGATGAGCTCCTCAACCTTGGGGTGGTTGCCGACGAAGCGACGCTGTGGCATTCGTAGTCGTCGCTTGAAGGAGCGCACCTTGTGACTGCGCACCTTGACACGCCTGCGCTTCATGCCTCGCTTGCCCTTGACCAGACGGATAGCCGTCGTCTCCTTACGGGTGTGCTGAGGTACGGTCACCTCTCCGTTGAAGCCCTCGTTATGTAGCGAAGCGTAGGGCATCGCTGAGACGAAGGACACACCCGATGGCATGACCTGCCCCTTCAGTGAGCGTCGTAGCTTGCCTGTGACAAGGAGTAGCGACCCGCGCTGTGCTCGCTTCCTGGACGACTTCCACCCACCGTCACCCCGGGGCTTCCAAGGGCGGTCAAAGAACGCTTTACGGCGGAAATTCTCGTGGAACTCTGCCGTAAGCCCCACACGCATCTCCTGCTTGATGTCCTCGAAGACCTGTCTACTGTTGCGCATTGTGATTATGAAATTAGTTGTATATTTGCAGAAGAAGAACGAAGTTATCAGATGTAAGTCTCAGCGTATAGTGGATACGCCGAAAGCGCTTTCTTGTTACTTCGTTCTTTTTTTATTCTTCGTCTCCAAGGTGTGGGAAGCTCTTATCCCTATGCATTGTCTCCTTGGTTGTTTTATATATCGTGTAGACCACTTCTGTCTTCTCTATTTTGTGAAGTTCTACATTGGCGTAGAAGATCTGATCTCCGATGGGTACTTCGTAGTAGAGATAGCACTGTACTTCAGGGTGCTTCCCTTCTTCTACTTCGCTCCAGCCGATGTAGCGCCAATCCTTGATCTTGTCAAGCACTCCATCCATATACTCAACCACCTCAAGGAATGCTTTATGCCCAATGATCTCTTTTACACTACCACGTCTAAAGAGAAGCTGCCCTGTGGCTAGATTCTCTGCTACTATTCTCGCTCCACCTTTGGGGATGTGCGCATCACGATAGGCTTTAGCTCTCACTATAGCCTCCTTCTGCTTTCGCTTCCGTTCAGCCCACTCTTCGGGTGGAACCTGTAGCTTATGTACTTCTTTTATCTTCTTCAGCACCGCACACTCATCACCCTTATCTATGGAGCAGTGGGAGATGCCACGCTTGCCGTAGTAGGGGTGCTTGTCGGGGAAGAGGTGCAGGTCTCGCCCAGGGTTGCCACGGAAGAGCTCTTGCTTGTTGCCACGGAGGGCAGCATCACCACGCTCCCACGCTGAGCGAGGGTCTGACAGCGGTGTCTCGGGGAGAACCTCCACGGCGTCACAGCGACACCCCCAACCGTTAGGCGGGAAGTAGTCTTGCCAGAACTTGTCCTCCTTGGGGAGGCAGGTGCGGTCCAGCGCTTCATGAGCAGGACGTACCTTGCCATCACCAGCAGTGCGGTATTCGAGGATGCTCTTCGGTGCTGAGGAGTGCCAGCGATCAGCCATGAGGGCAGATCCTACAGCGTGGTCATACTCGCTCTCCTGGTAGCGGACATTGTAGCGGTCGTGGATAGCACGTACCTCTTCGGAGAACTCAGCGAATGGCTTGATAGACCCGTCGTCCTTTGTCAACGACAAGCCCAGCTCACGCATCGTGTGGTAGGTCTTGAAGCCTGAGAAGATGAAGGCGTTATTGTCCAGCGTGTCACGCACGACCTGTGGTGTGGAGTGACTGATGTGGTCCAGTGATGGCTGTAAGCACTCGTAGGTCTCTCGGATGGCAGCCACTACGGGTGCATCGCTCAGCATCTTGCGGTCAAAGCGCCCCTTTCTGTAGACATAGCGTGCAGCACGCATGAAGACCTCGGGGCGGTAGGTGCGCTTCGTCGGGGTGTTACGCTTTGACAGCTGGCACGACGGGCAGGCGCATGGGGTATATAGCTCGTCGAGCTCCTTATGTAGCTGGATGTATCTCGTGGGGAGAGGTAGCTGAAGCTCCGCCCCTCCCCCTAAGCGAAAAAATCGTCAGAGCGTGAGAGTCGCTTGCTCGCTTCTTCCTCCTGCTCTAAAGAGCTGTCACGCTCCCCGATGATCGGGATGCTGTACTTCTCGGCGAAGTAGGTAGGATCGATTTTGTAGTATTGGAGAATTGTCCGCTCCTCTTCACGCATCTCGGCGTCTGTCATTTCGTCGCTGTAGTCCCACTCAAAGGTTAGCCCCTTGAGGGGGAAGCCCGAAGCGATCATCAGAGGGAGGAGGCGATCGTTGATAATGTAGGACAGGCGACGGGCATCTGAGGCGCAGACGTTCTCGAAGATCTCCAGGTGCACCTCCGACTGAGAGAGGGAGGAGCCGTTGTCAATGGTCATCGTCTGATTGAGGATAATCTTGGAGAGCTCCTTGTCGCATCGCTCCAGACGCTTGTCATATACGTTGTAGGCGTCACCACGGCTGGTCTCTTCAAAGCTGATCGTCGTACCTTCAGGGAAGACTCCATAGGACGCTGCACCCATCGATGCCATGATGCGCTCGATCTCGTCGAGGTCAGCTCTGGTGGTGGCGGTCGTGTTGGCCACGCGCATAGGCATGCCGAAGATCTCCCCGAAGGTATCCCAATAGGCTCCCATATTCTTCTTCGAAATGTAGTAGGGGGCGCACTTGAGCAGAAGACCGAGGTCGTGGGGCTTACCTACCTCAATGAGCCAGCGGGAGAAGTCTCCTTCACGGAAGGGAATGCCTCGCTTGATGTCGTCGGTAGGCTCGCGCAGGATCACGCCATACTCAGGGATGACGTGCTTTCTGGGGATGAGGTCAGCAGAAGCAAAGCGCATACCTCGCTCGTCCTTGACGACCTCTCCCAGCTCGATAAGGCTGTGCCCCCAGAAGGTGGCATCAAGGGCAAGGTCTAAGAAGTCACGAAACCACTCACGACGAAATAGCTCAGATGCTTCATCACTCTCCGCGCCTTCCTTGTCGATGAGCTTGAAGGGGCGGGAGAGTGTCTTGCTCTTTCGCTGCTCTATAGCCCCCGTGATATGGCCATCAACGAGGGTGTCCGTGTAGATATCGTAGAGCGCCAAGCGGCGGGGGTTGTCGATAGAGAGTGCCATCTGCCAGGCGCGTCGCCATGTGGCGATGTCCTTGCGGGTGAGGGCATCAGCCTTTCGGATGAGTTCGGCGGTGACACGCCCACCCGTTCCGGTGATCTGTCGAGCGAAGCGCATCAGGCGCGCTTCACGCTGCTCTAAAGTCAGTTCAGCCATAGTCTAATAGTGATAGGTGCTCTTATCAATACTTCCAAATCTCAGGATGCCACTACTGGGGGTGCTCCCTCCAGTGTTGGGGTCAGTGAGGGGCGGGAGATCGGGGTCATTTTTGCCCGCTTGCACCGCCTTGAGCCAGTTGATGGACTCCTCATACCGGTCTTTCCATCGCTCCAGCCCCATCGACTGAGGGAGGCGATGTGCCATCTGGTAGATAGCTATATGTACGATAGCTTGTACCAGCTGGGGGTTACGATCATTACCCGTCTTGTTGTAGGTCTCCTTGACATTGTAGCGGACTCTCAGATAACTAGCCGCCACCTCAAGGGCATACGCCTCTGCTTGCATCCACTCTTGAGGATGTTGGCTGATGATGGCTTGCTCACGCTCGGTGATAGCCATCCGATAGTCTTGCTCGTCGATGTACATAGTCGTCAGGCGTTAGGGTGAGTGTCGTAGACGGCACGCTGCAGAGCCACCTCGCGCAGGTCTTGCTTGATGTCAGCGTAGCAGTAGATGTGGGGTATGGGCGTCCGCTCATCTCCCTCGACCTCGGGGATGATTAGCATACGCTCGCTTGAGAGTAAGGAGATACGCTTTGCTCGATAGGCGGCTATCAGGCATCGGATGCTGAATGCGATGAGACGAAGGGCGCGATAGCCATAGTGCCAAGATGTGACTAACATAGTTCTGTTACCATTGATTTTTGATGCTGGTGGTGCGTCTGCCCACCTTCGGAGTGACGCCCAGGGTACGGGAGGAGCGCTGGAGGAGCCAGATAGCCCCCTCGTCGGCGTCGGGGCCATCATCGTGTCCGCGCATACCCTTCTCCATCGACAGGATCTGCTCCACGGACACAAGCATGTCGGGTGACGACTTCTCCTCCTCATTATAGTAGACCTTGCCACGCTCCCAGAGAGGAGAGACCGCTTCAATGCGGGCAAACTTGTTCTCCTTCTTTCGTCGGTCGGGGATGATGGGGAGCTGGTAGCCACGGGCGTTGCCTTCGGTGGCAAAGTCGTCGAGTAGGGAGTCTTGCATGAAGCCCGCTTCGAGATAGATGCGTAGGCTGGCTCCTTCCCCTCTGACCCACTCATAGGTGTCGTAGACCCAGCGGACCATCTCGGAGATGGAGCACTGACGTAGGAAGGCTTTGATGTGGTGTAGCTCGCCCGACGGGAGGGATCCCCAGAGCTTGGCCGCCTTGTAGTCGTTCTTGGTCGTCCCCTTCCACGAGGGGTCGATATATAGGACAAGCCCACTATAGGAGGTCAGCCGTGGGAGCTTCTTATATTGAATCCACTCGGCGCGGAATACGCTCCCAGCGGTGATAGGATTGTTCATGTACTCCTTCTGGAAGGCGCGGTAGCCACTGAAGGCTTCAAGCGCTGCCACCTCCTCCCGTGTCCACTTCGTCCCCCAGGTGACCTCGCCCTTTGGGGTGAGGATGTTTACCCGTGAGACGTGGACGGTGGGGGTGTGGGAGATGTTGTAGAGGACGCTGGTCTTACTGATGAGGTTACCGACCATTACAAAGCGGCCACGGCCCCCATCAAGAGCCCCGAAGAGGGCTTCGCGCACCCAGTCGGTGAGCTTATTGATGCGGTCTTGGTTCTGCACGATCTCATCATCATCAATGTCATCGATGACGATGTAGTCGGGGCGGTGGGAGCGGTGGCGAAGACCACGAGGGGACTGCCCACGGCCTAAGGCGAAGAAGGCGACGCCGTCCGAGGTAACAAAGCGCCCGACCTCCCAGGATCCTGTAGAGACCTGCTGGCCGAAGTCAGCGATATAGCGCTGGTTGTATTCCAGCTCCGCCTGTACGTCAGAGAGCAGCGTCTGTGCGTTGGTCTCGCTCTTGCCGACTAATACCATGACATTCAGCTCCCGCTTGCCGAGGTAAGCGTGCGCCTTGAGCCAAAGAGGAATGAAGACATCCATGTGGGTACTCTTGGCGTGGCCACGCGCCCACTGAAAGACCGCCTTGAGGTTGGGAGTGTCTCGGATCTTCTTTGCGGCTGCGAGGTGGAAGGGGGCGCTGGGGATACTGCGCCCGAGGACCTCATTATAGGTATAGTGGGGGAAGTAATACTCGACGAAGGCGTTGTAGTCCGACAGCAGATGGAGGATGCGCTTCCTCTGCTCGGTGGGGGTCTCCTTCGAGGCAAAGGCCGTCGCGCTCTTGACCTCCTCACAGCGCAGCTTCCAGCGCTCAAGTACTTCTTTATTCTTGATCGATGCCATGAGGGTAGACGTATTGATTACGCTACAAAGGTCGGGCGCAAATAAGGGCTAATGAACTAATAATGAAAGTTCTGCATCGTTTCTGTGAGTCGGGGTAAGGCTACCCGATCTTTGCAGAGAAAACAGTCACAAGCCCTATGAATACAGTAGTTATTAGTACATCATCCCTCAATTCGTATGGATCTCGAGTCCTTACCTCTGGGATTGACATTACGCAATACCAGCGCAACCCAGTGCTCCTCTATATGCATCGACGATACTCCCGAGAAGATGCCCCCATCGGACGCGTTGAGAATGTACGAGTAGATGGGGATAGGCTTCTTGGTGATCTCGTCTTTGATGAAAAGGATGATTTTGGCAAGAAGGTCGCTCAGAAATGGGCAGACGGATTCCTCAGAATGGTATCAGCAGGTCTCTCTATCGTTGAGCTGAGCGATGATCCAATGTATCTCCTGCCAGGACAGAAGCGCATGACCATCACAAAGAGTAAGCTCGACGAGGTCTCTGTTGTAGATATAGGAGCTAATGACGATGCCATCGCACTCTACAATGAAGCAGGAGGTCGCATCACGCTTTCTCAAGGTGACAATAGCCCAGATCTGCCATTGCTCAAAGACTCTACTAACCCCAATAATAAAAAAGTTATGAACGAAAAGATTGCCCTCGCTCTCGGCCTCTCTACCGACGCTACCAATGAGCAGGCTGTGTCTGCCATTGCTCTGCTCAAGTCCGAGGCAGACCAAGCTAAGCAGCTGAAGCTCTCCCTCATCAATGAGCAGCTCGCCTCGGCTGTCCAGTCTGGCAAGCTCCCCAAGGAGCAGGAGGAGATCTACCGACAGATTGGCCTAACCATGGGCTCCGAGACTCTGCGTGTCACGCTCTCCACGCTCTCTGCGCCACAGCGTGCCTCATCCATCATCCGCCCATCTGCCCCGACGGAGCAGACGAAGTTCGCCAAGTTCACGGACATCCCGACGTCCCAGCTTCAGTCCTTCAAGCAGGAGAACCCCGATGAGTATGCCCGCCTCTACACCGATCACTTCGGCTTCCCACCTCCCTCACTCCCCCGATAATCACTAATCACCTATTAACTACCGATTAACTATGTGGAAATTCATCCGATCACTCCTGATCGCACTTGCTGTGCTGCTCGCAGTGGTCTTCTTCAATGTCGCCATCGGCGCGGGTATCGCTTCGCTCCTAGGACTCCCCCTGTGGACGGGTGCAGTCGCCCTCAACGTCATCGCTCTCGCTGTAGGACCCTTCGTCTCCAAACGTAACACAGTCCGCGCTGGAGTGAATCAAGAGGTGTGGACGGGCGTCGTCCTCAAGAAGCTCCGAGAGGCGCTGGAAAACCTCGGCTGGTTTGCCTCGATCACTAATTATGACGAGTATGTAGAGAACGATACGATTCACTTCACCGAGCTGGGTGGCGACCCGAAGGTGCTGGTCAATAACACGACCTATCCGCTCAATATCTCCAACGTCACCGACGCCGATAAGCCCGTGTCGCTTGACAACTTCGAGACGGAGGCTACGTCCATCTCTGACAAGGAGCTTGATACCATTAGCTATGACAAGCTCGGCAGTGTGAGAGAGCGCCACAAGGAGGTCGTCGAGGAGCGCATCTACGCCAAAGCGCTGCATGCACTCGCGCCTCAGAGTCACTCAGACGGCTCTCCCGTATTGCTGACTACGGGGGCGACAGCTCCCGAGGGCGGACGTAAACAGCTATCCTTAGCTGACCTGCGACTACTGAAGAAGGCCTTTGACAAGTGGAAGACCCCCAAGAAGGAGCGCATCCTGGTACTCTGCCCTGACCACGTCCAGGACCTCCTCGCTGTGAGCGAGACCTTCTCCCGTCAGTACAACCTCGATAACGAAGATGGGCGTGTCGGTCGCCTCTATGGCTTCGAAATATATGAGTACACAGATACCCCTGCCTACACAGTGGCATCGAAGACGAAGCTCGCCTTTGGCGCTATCGCCGGTAGTGGCACGGCTCCGGCCTCGGTAGCCTTCCATGCCAAGAGCTGTATGCGCGCCACAGGTAGCCTCACCATCTACGAGAGTCTGGCGAAGAACGACCCCATCCATCACCGCAACCTCTACAACGTGCGCCAGAGAGCTATCTGTGCCCCACTGCGCTCTAAGGAGTGCCTCGCAGCTATCATCTCGGCTAACGCCTAACCTATGGCACAGCTGAAGTACCTCGTACTCCACTGCACCGCCACCCCCGAGGGACGCGCTGTGACGAGCGATGAGATCCGTCGCTGGCACACCGCCCCTCCCTCGCAGGGTGGGCGAGGCTGGAAGCAAGTCGGCTATACCGATATGATCCACCTCGACGGCCGTGTGGAGCGCCTCGTGAAGAACAATGAGGACGCCCAAGTAGACCCTTGGGAAGTCACCAACGGTGCCGCTGGTTACAACTCCGTATCCCGACACGTCGTCTATGTGGGTGGCTGCGCCCCTGACGGCAAGACCCCACGGGATACCCGCACGCCCCTCCAGCTGGAGGCGATGAAGAAGTACGTCATCGACTTCCACCGCCACTATCCGACTGTCAAGATCATTGGGCACAACCAAGTAGCCCAGAAGGCGTGCCCCTCCTTCGACGTGCCTAAGTGGCTTCAGTCAATAGGCATCAACCAATAACCAATAATCACTCTCCACCGATGGATCAGCTCCTCACCCTCCTCCAGTGGCTGGTGCCTACGGGAGGGCTGGGAGCGCTCCTGGGGTGGCTCACCAACTCCCGAGTGCGCGCTGCACGTACTGCTAAAGAGGTGCATGACACCTATAAGCAGATGTATGATGACGTGCACGACCAACTACTGACCCTCAGCGATGAAAACAAGCATATCCGAGCAGATATCTCCCGCCTCGAGCGCGCTGTCACGATGGGCGCTACTTGCCGTATTTGGTCTCAGTGTCCTATTCGCCGTGAGCTGCAGCGTTCGCCACTCCCAGACGTCTCAGTCCCATCACATCGACAGCGTCAGCGAAAGGGTCGAGATCCGACCAACGCCCGTAGCTCTGCCCGAGACGAAGGCGACACTTCGCCTCCCCCTCTCGACCCTCCTTGATCTTCCCGAGGGCGCTGGCTACCATAGTCGCCAAGGGGTGACACGCATAGCACTCACCCGACGTGGCGACTCCCTCGAGGCGACGGCTATCACCGATAGTCAGACCGTCCTACCCACTGTGGAGGAGCGCGCTACCAAGCACATCACTCAGGCGACGACCACTGCCCTCACGAAGAGCGAGGCCAAGGCAGGCTTAGCCGACACCCTCCCCTGGACACTCATCGCAATCCTTATCCCCATAGCAAGTATCATCTTATGGCAAAGAAGAAAGTAACGCCCACCGAGGGCGAAGAACTCCAGCCCACCGACCCCATCACCCCCACCTCCACCGAGGAGACGGGGAGCGAGCCTACCCCCAACGAGGAGGCTCCCAACGAAGACGCAGCGGAAGAGCCCGTAGAAGGCGCTGACACCCCACCAGCCACTGAAGAGACCCCTATCGAAGAGGAGGGCGCCCCCGAAGATGCTGAGACGGATGAAGCTGCCGAAGCTGAGGATACCCAAGAGGATGAAGCCCCCGAGGCTGAGGACGTAGCCCCTACGGCACTCTCTGACCTCGCCGCTCAGATCCTCCGAGACCACGACCTTAAAGTTGTCTTCCTCACCAGCGACGGCACCGCCTTCTACGGCTACTCCGATGCACTGAACTATGCGCAGACGCTCACGGTGAAGGACGTCTATCACTTCTTCGCCACCCCTCCTACGGATGACGAGCTGCGTGAGCTCCTCCCCCCATCACTCCGACCTAAGCACCTGCAAGCCTAACTATGAATAGTGTAAAGATCCTCCGACAGAATGGCGGTATCCCCGCCTCCCTGCCAGGAGAAGACCACATCACGGGGATGCTCTTCTACCTCGCCACGCTCCCCACGGCCAAGTCGGGCGTCACCGATGGCTTCTCCGCCACCGAGCGCATCCGCCCTGTGTCGACCATCGAGCGTGCCGAGGAGCTGGGTATCACCCCCGACAACGCCAGCTGGGAGATCCGCCTGCTGCACTACCACCTCTCCGAGGTCTTCCGCACCAACCCCGGCATCATCCTCTACGTGGCCATCTACGCCAAGCCTGCGGGCGGTAACTACACCTTTGCCGAGCTCAAGACCCTCCAGCGCTACGCATCCGGTCGTCTGCGACAGGTAGGCATCTGGCTCGGCGATAAGGCGGCTGATGCCTCCCTCATGACGACCCTCCAGGGCGTGGCTGACACGCTCGACGGCGAAGAGATGCCCCTATCCGTGCTTCTTGCTCCCAAGGTCACCGCCCCTGTGGCCAGTCTTCCTACGAACCTCGCAGGAGGAGGCAAGAGCCGTGTGTCTATCATCATCGCCCAGGACGGCGAAGGCGTGGCCAAGACCCTCTACACCGACACGGCCAACAATGCGGCCAAGGCTTCGGTATCTGCCCTCGGCACCTTCCTTGGTATCCTCTCCCGTGCTGCCGTCCATCACTCCATCGGCTGGGTGCAGCAGTACCCCCTCGGGCTTTCCCTCCCTGCCTTCGGCGACGGGACGCTCCTGCGTGCCCTGGACAAGGCCGTCGTCGACACCCTCGACAAGGCGCGCTACATCTTCGCCGTCACCTACCCAGCTATCGGCGACTGCTACGCCTCCGATAGCCATACCCTTGATGAACCTACCAGCGACTACAACGCTATCGAGCGAGTCCGCACGATGGATAAGGCCGTGCGTGGGGTACGCAAGTACCTCACTCCCGAGCTGGGCGGCAACATCTATATCGACAAGGAGACGGGCAAGATGCAGGACTACACCGTCAAGCACCTTGAGGGGGTAGCCTCTCGAGCCCTCGAAGAGATGGAGCGTGCCGGTGAGCTCTCAGGCTACCGTGCCTATATCAACCCCGAGCAGTCGGTGCTGGCCACCTCAACTGTTGAGGTCGTCATCCGCGAAGTTCCCACGGGTGTGCTGCGCTCCCTGAAGGTCAAGATTGGTTTCACTCAAAAACTCTAACATATGGCAACAGTAGACCGCAACGGCATCCCCTTAGTCAACGGCATCCTCTATGGCTGGGCTGAGGTCCTTGTAGCCATCGCTGGCGTGCCTCTCACGGGGATTACCTCAGTCGAGTACAGCGACAAGCAGGAGGTGACGAACAAGTACGGCGCAGGTCGATACCCCGTAGGCCGTGGCCTCGGGCGTATCTCCTCCGAGGCAAAGATCACCCTCTACCTTGAGGAGGTCATGGCTCTGCAAGCGAAGAGCTCCAACGGTCGCCTCCAGGACCTCGGTATGTTCGACGTCTCGGTGAGCTATCTGTCTCCCGCTGGTGTCGTCATCACCGACATCATCAAGAACTGTCACTTCTCCGAGACCTCGCGCAAGGCGAGCGAAGGGGATACCGACATTAAGGTAGATCTCACCCTTACCCCCTCACACATCGTCTGGGGTGCAAAGGGTGCTTAATCACTAATTAATCATTATGGAACAACAGAAGAAGCGCATCGGCGAAGCATCGCCCGAAGAGCTCCTCACCCTGAAGGGGAAGTATAGTAAGATCAAGGTAGTCGAAGTCGAGGACGACGGCGATACCTACTGCATCTACCTCAAGCGCCCCGATTTCGAGACGCTGAAGGCAGTAACCAAGGTCTCTAAGACCGACGAACTTGAGGGGACGAAGGTCTTTATCCGTAACTGCATGGTCGGCGGGGCTAGCGAAGTCCTCGACGATGCCGTGCTCCTCGTGGCTGCTGCTTCGGCTGCCTCCTCGCTCCTGACCTCAGCCAAGGCAACGCTAAAAAACGCATAGAGGCGCATACCCTTGACCCCGACGATGCCAGCGATGGCATCGTCAAGGGGTGCGCCCTCATCCGACATTACCTCCATCTCGACCCCGACGGCCTAAACGAAGAGGACTGGGTCAGCGCACTGACCCAGTCCCTATGGCTGGAGAATAGATTGATGGAGCTATACAAGGTGGCTATCTCCGCTGCCCTCAGCTCCAAGATGGATTAGTCGTGCCTATGAGTAGCTGACCAGAAGTTGATAAAGCTATCAGATAGACCGCTCTCGGGCTTGCCTTTGAAGGCATCGATGATGCACCGCACTATATAGTAGGGGAGCATGATAAAGATGAAGAAGAGCCCGAGTATCCAGGTCAGTAATACGCAGAGCTTACAGAAGCCCATAAACAGCTCAAAAAAGAAACCGCCTTCCATTGTCTTATAGTCTTTAGTTCACCTGCTAAGATAGCCATTCCCTATGAATACCTCCTCCTTCAACTATCTCTTCGGCATTGACGGCAACTTTACCGTCAAGCTTGAGGAGATGAATCGAGCCACGGGCGAGTTCTCCGCTGAGGTGCAGAAAGCCCACAGCTGGGTCGACCGCTTCGTGGGGTTCGCTGGGAAGATGGATATCCTTAGCAATGGGATCACAAGGACAGCGGAAGCCATCTCTTCCCTCGGGCAGGGGGGCATTGCCCTCAATACCTCGATGACCGACCTTCAGGCGGTCACGGGGGTCACGGGTGAGGGCCTCAAACAGATCGGGGGCTATGCACGCGACACGGCTAAGGCATTCGGCCTCGATGCCGCTGGAGCCGTCGAGTCCTACAAGCTCATCCTCGGACAGCTCTCCCCCGAGCTGGCCAAGAGCCCCGTAGCCCTCAAGGCTATGGGCGAGCATGTGGCGACGCTCTCTAAGCTGATGGGTGGTGATGCCACGGCAGCTGCAGAGACGCTCACCACCGCTATGAACCAGTACGGCGTCGACCTCTCTGACCCAATCAAGGCAAGCGAGGAGATGTCGCGTATGATGAACGTCATGGCTGCTGCTGGTCAGGAAGGCTCTGCCGAGCTCCCCCAGATTAAGGAAGCACTTGAGCAGGCAGGTATGGCAGCCAAGGGTGCAGGCGTCAGCTTCGAGGAAGCCAACGCCGCTATCCAGGTACTTGACAAGGCGGGGAAAAAAGGCAGTGAGGGCGGTATCGCCCTGCGCAATGTCATAGCGACCCTATCTCAAGGGAGATTCATCCCCAAGGATGTCCAGAAGGAGCTAAAGAAAGCTGGCATCAACGTGACGGACCTTGCTGACCGTGGCAAGAGTCTAAAGGAGCGCCTTGAGCTCCTGCGACCCGTGATGAACGATGCTGCGCTCTTCGCTAAACTCTTCGGTAAAGAGAATACCAATGCCGCTATGGCTCTGGTCAGTGGCACCGAGGAAGTTGGGAGATACACCGAAGCCATCCAGGGCACTGAGTCTGCCCACGATCAGGCCGCTGTCGTGATGGAGGGCTTTGCCGAGCGACAAGCTCGCATCCGCCAGCAAATAGAGGATTTCAAGATCACCCTCTTCAACGCCACGGGCGATATCACGCTCTGGGCTGGTGCTCTATCAGAAGCCCTCATCCCTATCGCACAGCTGGTACCTCTGATCACCTCCGCCCTCCCTTTGCTCAAGGGAGTCGCTAGCTGGGTCTTCATCGGAGCAAAAGCCTTCTTCCTCTTCGGCAAGGGCGCGCTCCTCTCCCTGGTCAATGTAGGGAAGCTAGCCGTGACCCTCCTGACTCGTGGCGTGACGGCGCTGGTCTATTATATCGGTTCGCTGGTGACAGGCGGTGCGGCACAGATAGGCTTTGCAATGATGGCGGAGTTCGCCTTCGCCTCCTTCAAGACGGCTGCCGTCACGGCGTGCCAAACCGTTAGCGCAGCCATTATGTCTATTCCACTCATCGGCTGGATAGCAGCCGCCATCGCCGCCATTATCGCCCTCGGGGTGTACTTCTGGAACACCTCGGCCAAGTTCCGCGCCACCCTCAAAGGGCTGTGGTTTGCCTTCAAGGCAACCTTCTCTAATATCTGGGAGCTGGCCAAGACCGTCTTCTCGGGCATTGGTGACCTCATCAAGGCGGCCTTCTCCCTTGACGGAGATGGCATCTCCGCTGCCATCAGCAAGATGACAGGAGCCTTCTCGAAGTTTGGGAAGGAGACAGGTAATGCCTTTAAGGAAGCCTATGATCAGGAGATGAAGGAGAGCGCTGAAGCCGAGAAGTCCAAAGGCAAGGGTGAAAGATCCAATGCTAGGACTCAAGGTGGAATAGGAGGGAATGTTGATCTCCCGATAATATCTACTCCTGGTGGCGGAGGCTCGACAGAGTCCTCCAGCAGACACTCAGGTGGGGGTGGCGGTAGTAAGGCGACCAACGTAACTATTCATATCGGCAAGCTCGTCGATAACCTCACCATCAAGACCTCCAACCTATCAACCGACCCCTCCGAGGTCAAGGGCATCATCACCGAACTCCTGATCTCCGCAGTCAATGACGCCAACCTAGCTATACAGTAACTATGCTAACAATTATCCAAGGTAACGACACGACTGTCTCGGTGCTACTGCACAGCCAGTCGCTCACCCTCCCCGACAACGGGGGCGGGAGCTATGTCGAGCGGTCAAAGATAGATCTCAGCAAGGCGAAGGATATCTCCGTGAGACTCATCCCCTATATGCGCTGGCGACCTATCACACCTTCCTTCGAGGTCAAGGGTAGCACGATCAGCATCCACTATCCAGCGTCTATTCAGCTGGTCGGTAAGTGGGATGTAGAGATCTCATTCCTAACACCTGAGGGAGGTGGATACCGCCAAAATAGGGTGCGCCAAGCCTTCGCTGAAGTCATCGCCTGCGCCAAGGGAGCTAACAACCCCGAGGCCTACGTCATCACGGCCGATGTCGCTCAAGCTGTGCAAGGCGCCAAGGGGGATCCGGGTGACAAGGGGGATCCAGGGAAAAGTAGCTACGAGTTAGCACAGGAAGAGGAAGGCTTTACAGGTACAAAGCAGGAGTATCTCAATAGCCTCCACGGAGCACCAGGCAAAGACCTATATCAGGTTGCTGTCGATCGAGGCTACACGGGATCCTTTGATGACTTCCTCGAGTCGCAAAAGGGGGCGCCTGGTGATCCTGGAAAAAGCAACTACGAGAGGGCGAAGGAGCTTAAGGGCTTTCAGGGCACGGAGGAAGAATATCTCGCCAGCCTGCACGGTGCACCTGGAGAGGGTATATACGAGATGGCCGTGAGAAAAGGGTTCGTCGGTTCAGAAGAGGCTTACCTCAAGAGCCAAAAGGGCAAGGACGCCTATCAGAGCTACCTTGAAACCACCACGGACAATCCTAAGCTCAACGAAGCCGAATGGGCAAAGGTTAATGACTATCACGCGCAGATCATCCACGCTATAATATATGGTACCCAAAGTATGACGAAAGAATACACTGGAGCAGAGCTCTACGATCTAAGCAAACAGATACGCTCGCTTAATCGTCTTTTGCAAAGCCGAGGGGTGGGTGTTACGGAGGAGTCCCCTCTGGGGGATCTCATTAAGGCGATAGAGCTTGCCCCTTCCTTCCCCGAAGCTATCCCTGTTTACAAAGATCAGCAATTCGACAGCTTCCCCAACGCAAGTCTTGCACCTGTCATCTTTGCGCAGTCATACAACAAGGCGTATTACACGTTTTGGAAGTCGAAGCTACAGACGCTCCCACCACTGCTGGGAGTTGATAAGATCACTAGCGCTGAGGGCATGTGTGACAGCTCCGATGTGCTAGGTGTAGCTAAGGTAGGGGAGGCTGTGTCAATCACCCGTATGGATCGGATGTTCTACGGATGCTCCTCGCTAAGTGTTGTACATATCTCTACCTCTCCAGCCCTTGTCAATATGGAGATGGCTTTTGGCAACTGCGGAGCGCTGAAGAGTATCGTTGGTGTGATTGATGTCAGCAATGCAACAAGGTCTAATAATGCGTTCTTGGGGTGTGTCTCCCTAGTGGATGTCATGCTTAAGGGTCTTAGCAACGCAATAGACCTGAACAACTGCCGAGAGCTGTCAGCGGAGAGCCTGCGTTACCTCGTTGACAATGCACAACAGGTCACAGGCAAGACGATCGTCCTCTCCTCCCGTTTGCCTAATAGGTCTGAGCTTAAGGATGCCCTCGACTACGTCGGAGCTAAGGCTGTAGACAAGGGCTTCTCGGTCGTGTATAGATAACATTAACTATATTATATAATGCCACACAGAGAGATGATAGAGCTTATAGCTGATGAGGGCTATATGTATGCTAATAGTAAGATCAAGATCTTGGGAGTCATCCTGCAGATCGCCAAGGGCGAAGAGGATGCTTGGGAGCTTCTTCCTCGGGAAAAAGCATTAGACTTGGAAGCTCAGTGGAGGGAAGTGGATGAGAAAAAGAGACTGGAGGAGGAGCTGCGCCATAGTTAACGAACTTGTATAAATAATATGACAGCACGAGAACGTGAAGAGAAGCGTGAGTTGGCACGCCTTCTCTACCTCCAAGGTAAAGAGCAGAAGAGTATAGCTGTGAGTGTCAACGTCTCGGAGGCTACTATCTCTAAGTGGGTGCAAGCTGGGCAGTGGCAGAGTCTGCGCGCTGCCCAGCATATCACCCGCCCGGAGCTTGTGAATAAGATCTTGCTCTCCATCGACAAGCTCCTCACCGATGCGCTCCAGAGCAATGATCCCGCAGCAGCGGCAAGCCTCGGTAAGCAGCTCAAGGGCTTCAGCGAGGCGATTGAGAAGCTTGATAAGAAGGCTAACGTGGTCACTGCCATTGAGGTATTTATCGCCTTCGGTAAATGGATGGAGCACCGTATGTCCATAGACACAGACCTCACACCAGAGCTCATCAAGACGATCACGAAGTATCAAGACCTCTACGTCACCCAGCTGATGGCATCGCCCAACCAATAAAATGAGTACTCTACCAACTGTCCTCCCAATCTCCATCACCGCAGGTAAGGTGACGCTATACCGCTTCCCTGGTAGTGGTAAGGGTGCATACTCCTATAATAAGGAGGGAAGGGTGTTCGCTCCTTCACCTGTCGGTGTGCCGATCACTGATCCTGCCGACTGGCTCGGTGCCTACACGCTTTGTCCCCTCCTCCTTCGTCTGGATGACGGTGCAGAGATGAGCATCCCTGACGCTGTGGTGGCGATGACTCGCATCAAGCAGATCGTCACGACTCAAGTGGTAGGGATGACCGGCACAGTGAAAGAATACATCTCTGATGGTGACTTCGATATCAACATAGCTGTAGGGATCCAGGGCGTCGAGGATGGTAAGGTGGCGAACGTCTACCCCGAGGAGGGGCTTCGTGAGCTCCGCAAGTTCCTTGAGGTAGACAAGCCTATCAGCGTGCAGAGTGCCTTCTTTGACCTCTTCGAGATCAACCGCCTGGTCATCAAAAGCTACTCCCTAACACAAGCTACCGAGAGCAACTACCAAGAACTAACCATCAGCGCACTCTCTGATAACGAGTACAACGTCTTATCTACCGACTACTAAGCTATGTATCGCCTTACCGCCCGCGTTGAGATAGAGTCCGAGCGCAAGTGGGTTATCGACAAGATCACCGCCTGCGAGATTGAGCGCTCAACAGATGACCTCACCGACACCTGCAAGCTCACGCTTCCTAAGCGTATGCTTTGGGATAGCAAGGTGGGTGCACCGCTCCGCCGTGGTGACAAGGTGCGCATCTCCCTTGGCTACGATGACAACCTACAGCTTGCCTTCGTAGGATATATCCGTGAGGTGGGATTCAAGACCCCTGTAGTCATCGAGTGCGAGGATGAGATGTACCATCTCAAGCAGAAGCCCACGGTCAAGAAAGCCTATCGCAATGCCTCTCTATCGCAGATCCTCTCCGACCAAGGGATTACCGACTTCAAAGTGCTCGGTGAACAGACCCTCGGGGCTTACCGTGTCAAGGCCGACAACGTGGCTGCCCTCCTCGGAGAGCTCAAGGAGCAGGGGGTGCATAGCTTCTTCCGATATGAAGATGGCAAGCCCATCCTTTATGCGGGCGTAGTCTTTGACCGTGAGGCATCAGGAAAGGCGTCGCAGGTCATCGCCTCGGGAATCAACCTCATCAGCGACTCCTCCCTCAAGGAGCAACACGGCGACACCATGCGTCTCAAGATCAAAGCCATCTCCTTCCAACCAACGGCCAAGAAGGGTAAGACCAAGAAGATCAAGCTCGAATTAGGCGATGCCGACGGAGAGCTCCGTACCCTCCACACCTACGGCAAGACGGAGTCGGAGCTTCGTGCCTGGGCTGAACAGGAGATGCAGCGCCTGAAGCGTGACGGACTGACAGGCAGTGTCACGACCTTTGGGGCGAAGCTCCTTGACAAGCTTGACACCGTAGGCATCATCATAGACAGGAAGAAGGGTGTCTATCAGGTAAAGAAAGTAACCATCAAGTACGGTGCCGAGGGCCTTCGCCAGGACGTGACTCTCGGCTTCCGTGTAGCAGACTAATATGAGCCAAATAGCAAAACTTATAGGACAACTCTCTGGCGGTGCTCCTGCCGTTCTGAAGGCATGCACCGTCACGTTCGTTGATCGTGATGCACGGGCTGTGGACTGCGAGCCTCTCGATGAGAGCGCTCCTATCCTCGGTTGCTCTCTCCAGGGAGACCAAGAGGGCGAAGAGGGCTTCCTGCTCCTCCCCAAGGTGGGGAGCTACGTCATCGTCGGTCTCGTCGACGGACAAGATACTGGTGTCGTGCTTCTCACAGACGAGCTCGACGCTCTTGAGGTCAAGATCGGCGACAAGACGCTCAGCTTCATGCCCGAGGGGATCGTCTTCAATGGGGGGAAGCTCGGCGGCATCATCAAGATAGAGGAGCTGACCACGAAGCTCAACACCATCGAGCAGGACATCAACTCACTCAAGCAAGCCTTCTCCTCCTGGGCACCTATCCCCTCCGATGGCGGTGCTGCCCTCAAGGCTGCCGTCACCTCGTGGTCAGCCAAACAACTCCAGCAGAGCAAGCGCGGGGACTACGAAGACCCCAACGTCAAGCACTAACAAAATACCCCCTCATCTCCTCCTTCTATGTTAGGCATCCTTCTCTCTATCGACACAGGCGACTTAGACCTCTCTAAGGGGCACCTTTCCCTTGGTGAGGTGCGCGAGCAGACAGCCGCCTTCCTACTTGAGGCTGTCCCTGGTGAGTTCGGTGAATACCCCTCGCTGGGGCTTGCTATCCGCAAGCATCTGGCTGGTCCTGGAGACCCAATGCTCCCAACCGCCACCATCAAGCAGATGCACCACTGTAGCATCCCCGCAGATCAGTTCATTCAGACACCGTCAGGCTACGAATTAACATTCAAGTAATACTATGCCTCGCTCCATCTCCGACATCCGACGCGAAATAGCCGCAGCCTATATCGCCGATCCGACCATCCAGCACGCCTACAAGCTCGATCCGACCAAGACCTATGACGAGCAGTTCAGCAAGGTCTCGTTAGAGAGCATCCTATTCTGGGCATTCGCTTCTGCTGTGTGGACCTTGGAGGTGCTCTTTGACAAGCACCGCACCGAGGTCGCTCAGCTCGTCAGCGAAGCAGAGCCCCACACGCTTCGATGGTACGCTCAGCGCGCCAAGGCTTACCTCCATGGCTATGCCTTGCCTCCCTACAAAGACCGCTACAACCTCTCCTCCATCTCCCCCGAGGAGCAGGAGCGTGCAGCCGTGGTGCGCTATGCAGTAGCCTCGGAGTACCAGGGTGTCGTTAATATCAAGGTGGCTGGAGCTGGAAAATCAGGGCAACCAATTGCTCTTGACACGAATATAATCACATCGCTTACTAGATACCTAGAGGTTATCAAGGATGCAGGCGTTCAGATTCGAGTGTCATCAGGTGCGGGAGATGAGCTTCGGCTTGCTCTTACGGTCTACCTCACTCCTTCAGTCCTCATCAATGGGGCGCCTTCGGAGGAGTTGGACAATCGCATACGACAGGCGATCACACGCAATGTCTCTGACCTCCCATTCGATGGGGTATTTCGACCTGCTGACCTCGTCATTGAGCTCTCTCGTGTCATTGGGGTAGAGGCGTCCGAAGTTACAAGTGCTTCCGCGCGTCCATCTTCTTATGATACCTTTATCCCATTCACTGGCTACCATAGACCGGCATCGGGGTACTTCATCCTCTCTAATCTTGACCTCAACTACAAACCCTATGAGCCTTAACGTTGACTGGAGAGAGCTAATTACGAGAGCCCTCCCTTCTTTCTTGCGCCATCCACTCATCATAGCACTTCTGATGGCTGTGACGGCACCTATCCGTAGCCTTTATGATCGCTTCGTTGAGATGAGGGATGAGGACCGCTACCGCTTGGAGCATAACGGACAAGTGTGCCATCTCCTCGGTCTTCTTGAGGATCGCTACCCGTCTACCCTGGGTATTAGATATAGAATTGAGGATGTTCTACCGTCAGGGCGCGTGGTGGATACCTTCTCAGCTAATCGCCCTGCAGTGCCGATAGCTTCCCCTAATGCATCTAAAAAGGTGCTGGATACTATTCGAGAGGGATATACGGCAGATCGTTCCTCCTTCCGAGTCTATGTGCCACGTGACGTCTACAACAAGCACCTGAGAGAAGTGAGCTACCTCGTAGGTCGATATAAACTCCTGACAAGAAGTGCCATCTTCCTCCCCACAGATCGCTGA